AAATCTAACGGGTACTGCATCAATTAACATTAACGGTACTGTTGGTGCTACAACGCCTACAACAGGAAACTTTACAACTGTTACTGCCACCACAGGCATCTCTGGCGGGACTTTCTAAGGAAAAATTATGGCTGCAACGAACTTCACACCAATTCAACTTTACTTTTCAACGACTGCATCTGCCGTGCCTTTGGCGGCAAATCTTGCGCAAGGTGAATTGGCAATCAACATCACCGACGGCAAGCTGTATTACGAGGACAACGCAGGCGTTGTGCAGGTAATTGCAACCAAGGGTGCTGGCACGATTGGCGGCTCAAACACGCAAATCCAGTACAACAACGCAGGCGCGTTGGCTGGTAACGCGGCCATGACGTTCAACAGCGCCACAAGCACCACCACGCTGACCACGCTGAACCTCACCAATGCCCTTGGCGCGACCTTTGGCGGTACTGCGCAGTCTTCTTATACCCAAGGTGACATCCTTTACTCTTCGGCCACTAACACGCTTGCCAAGCTTGGCATTGGCACAGTCAACTTCATTTTGACGTCAACTGGTTCGGTTCCACAATGGGTGGCTCCTACAAGCATTACCGTACAGACGGCCAACAACCTTGCTGGCGGAGCTGCTGGGTCGGTTCCTTACCAGTCCGCCGTTGATACGACCACGTTCTTGGCCATCGGGGCTGCAAACCGCGTCATGACCTCCACAGGCTCTGCGCCTCAATGGGTGACGTCCCTGACGTCCCTGACGGGCGTTTCCAGCTCTTCGATCACCAACACCAGCCTGACCTCTGGTCGAGTGGTTTTCAGCGGCGCAAGCGGCGTCCAGACCGACTCTGCAAACTTGACCTTTAACGGTACGACTTTGTCGGCCACGGGCTTCTCAACAACTGGCCTGAGCACCTTGGTCCAGACCGTCACAATTGGCAACAGCAACTTCAATGGTGCTGCTGTTTTTGCACCCACGACTCCTGCCAAGCTGTACATTGGCACTGGAACGGTGACTGATACCACTTCGGCGATTGGTGCAACCAACGCAACTGGTGCTATCAGCTCTTTGGCCATCACGCCAATTGCTGCAACCAACACCACGGTTACCTACACCAACGCGGCGACCCTGTACATTGCAGGCGCACCAAGCGCTGGCACAAACATCACGATCACCAACCCATACTCGCTGTATGTGGCCGCTGGCACTTCTTACTTTGGTGGTGCTGTGGATGTGGCAGGTAATGCAACATTTGGTAGCTTGGGAGCAGGTCGAGTTGTCTACACAAGCACAGGCGGTCTTTTAGCAAGCAGTAGCAATTTGACGTATGCTGGAACTGATTTAGCCAACTCTAATGGCGACATCATTATTGGTAATAACCCAAGTGTTACGACACGAATGTTCCGCGCTATTGAGGTTGGAGCATCTGGCAACAACGCAGGTATTGCCTTTGGTAATACTGGCGGGAAAGGGGCTATTTACGGTCAGTCAGGCTCTGCTAACTTATCTATTGTCAGCGGCAATAGCGGAGCGATAGCGTTTGGTTATTCGACTGGTAACGCTGACGCATCTGCAAACTTCCTTTCTTTGGGCGCTTGGACAACCACTGGATTGGGTATAGGTACTGCTACACCGGGCGTTAAGGTTGATATTGTTTCTGCTAACAATACCTCGCTTGCTTCTGTGTTGCGGGTCAACAGCAACAATGTAGCGGTAAGTACCAGCATTGCTTATGACGGTCTGGTTGGCTCTGGTGAATTTGAGCTTCGTACAAGTTCCGCTTCTGCTCTTAAATTTGGAACCAACGCAACAGAACGAGCCCGTATCGACTCCAGCGGTAACTTGATTGTTGGAGGCACTTCGCCAACGGGTCGTCTTACGGTAGCCGATAGCACGACTTCTGTTTTAACCCTTCGCGCAACATCGGCGGTTGATGCTGATGGTCGTGTTATTGGAACCTTAAACTTTCAAGAACCTGAAGGAACAGGTGACGGCACATTGGCTATTGAAGCGGCAATTAGCGGCCTACGAAGCGGCACGGATTCTTTTAATAGCGGTGGTCGTCTTGCTTTTTACACCAGACCATTTAACGGCGCACTCACCCAAGCAATGACGCTTGATGCTAGTGGGAATTTGGGGGTGGGTGTTACATCGCCATTATCAAGAATTGATGCTCGTGCCGCAAGTGCGACTATTGATAACTACCAACAAATCCAAGCAATTACTACAAATTCTGCGGCTATCAACCTTGGTGGTGGTATTGGTCTTGGTGGCTACTACTCTGGAACAGCGGCGGTTGCAATATTTGGAAACGTTACTGGTCGCAAAGAAAATGCTACAGATGGAAACTTTAGTGGATATTTAGCATTTGGAACTAACAACAACTCTACTGGTATTGTGGAACGAGCCCGTATTGACTCCAGCGGTAACATGGGTATTGGTACTACTACCCCTAGCAGTAGACTTGAGATTGTTGGCGTAAATCCAAAATTAACAATCAATGCAAATGACATTGTAAATGGAAGAACTGCCACACTAAGTTTAATTTCTGGTACAAGTGCCGACCCCACTAGCCTTTGCCAAATTATGTATGGTGCGAGCAATTCAACAACTGCCGGAACTTTAGTTTTTGTTGAGGGTGATGGTACGACACAACGGATGCGTATTACACCTGCTGGCGAAGTAGTTATCAACAATACAGTCGCCTATAACTCCGCAAGACTTGCAGTTGCTGGTGACCTTGAGGCTCGTGGAAGCATGAAGTCTTACCAATCGACTAGAGGCGGTTTAGCAATTGGAGCATCGGTAGATTTATTCTCAATACCAGCGGGTTCTTTTGGCACGGGTATTAGTATGATTGCCTATGTCGAGCAACGAGACGATAACATCGGCGCTTTGTCTAACTATCAATTTAGCATCACTGGCTGGGGTGGCTCTGGCGTAACCGTCAATGTTGCCAGCAATCAAGGTTATGGCGCTGGTTCTCCATTAACTGTAAGCACTGGCACTTCTGGCGGCAGTGCGTTTGTCACCCTCACAAATGCTTCTGGTAGGACATCCACTTCATTGACTATGGTTGTTATCGTACTTCTATCGTACCCGTCAATTACTTGGGGCTGGTAATTTTTTAATTTCTTTAAGGAAAAATCATGACAACAATCGCATGGACAATTGATTGGATGGAAACATCCACACAGGTAATCGACGGCTATTCACAGGTGGTATTGAGTGCTGGATGGCGCTGTACTGGCACGGATGTGGTTCCACCCCCAGCAGGCAGTGCCGAGACTGTACAGCCTACTGTTTATACAGCATCAAACTACGGTGTATCAACATTCCCTATTCCAGCAACAGGTGGCTCATTTACACCCTACGACCAACTTACACAACAGCAGGTGGTTGGTTGGTGTTGGGACACAGGGGTTGATCAGGTCGCTACTGAAGCCGCAATTACTGCCAATATTGACGCCCAGCTTAACCCAACAGAAGTGCAATTGCCTTTGCCTTGGGCTGCGGCATAATTGAATGAGGGCAAACCGCTGGCCCAAACAGCGGAAATTACACGGAGAGTATTTCATGCAAAAAATTGCACTTTCAACTGAGCTGGTCAACGCAATCCTGCAATATTTGGGCAACCAAAAGTTTTTGGATGTGGCGCAACTGATCAACAGCATTCAGCAAGAAGCACAAGCTCAAGTTGCACCCGCAGCGCCAGCCGACGCACCTGCTGCTGAGTAAACGTCAAGTTGAGCGGAAATTACTTCATGGAACCCATACACGAACTTGCCACTGAAACCGACAAGCGTTTAAGTGTTCATGAGGCGATTTGCGCTCAACGATATGAGGGCATTCAAGCCCGCTTTGACGATGGTTCCAAGCGCATGACCAAGATTGAGTACTTGCTGTACATCGTGATCTTGGCTGTGCTGCTTGGCCCCGGTGTTGCGGCTGAAATGGTCAAGAAAGTGTTCGGACTATGAATTGGTCCGACGTCCTCAAAGCCGTCATCCCTATCGTGGTGATGTCACTGGCTTGGCTGCTTGGCCAAGTCAACAGCTTTTCTGAGCGACTGACAAAAATTGAGGGCAGCATGCCAGCCCTAATCACTAAAGAAGGCATCCCAACCGATTCTCCAATTTCAGCCGAACGTAGGGCGGTTCTCAAAGAACAGTTGATGAGCCACATCAACGAGTTGCAAGTCAAAGTCAGGCTCCTTGAAGAGCGCGAAAAAATGGTGAAAAAATGATCCCAATCGTTGCCACACTCCTTGGGACCCTTGCTGAAAACGGCTTGGGTCTTTTGTCTTCTGCGATCCAAGCCAAGGGCAAGCAGGTTGTCGAGCAGACGCTTGGCGTCAAGATCTCCGACACGCCAAGCCCTGAAGAGGTCAGCAAGCTGCGTCAGCTTCAATACGACCATGAAGAGCGCTTGCTCGAGCTTGGCATCGAGAAAGCCCGCTTGGAGCAGGAAGAACTCAAAGCCTTGCTGGCGGCCCAAGCCAACCAAGAAAACAACATCACCGACCGTTGGAAGTCCGACATGGCCTCCGACTCGTGGCTGTCCAAAAACGTGCGCCCCGGCACGCTGGTCTACATCCTGACGGCTTATTTGCTGTTTGCGTTGCTTGACGGCGCGGGGTACAAGATTTCCGAATCCTATGTCCAACTGCTGGGCCAGTGGGGCATGCTGGTCATGACGGCCTACTTCGGTGGCCGCACGGTCGAGAAGGTCATGGAAATGCGCAAGGGGGGTGATAAATGAGCCTCAGCCAAGAACAAGCCGCGTTCCTTTTGGACGCCTGCAAGCTGATTCAGTACGCCACTGAGCAGGGCTTTGTGGTCACTGGTGGAGAGTTGGCCCGCACACCTGAACAACAAGCCTTGCACGTCAAGGCTGGCCGATCCAAGACCATGAATTCCATCCACCTCAAACGCTGTGCCATCGACTTGAACTTCTTCAAGGATGGGCAGATAATATGGGACAAGGGAATTCTTGCGCCTTTGGGTGCATTTTGGGAGTCTTTACACCCCAAAAATCGTTGGGGAGGCAACTTCAAGTCGCTGGTCGATTGCCCGCACTTTGAACGCAACGTCGGATAACGGAGAAGAAAATGACAGTCGCAGCCGTAATGACGTATGACTCGTTGGTCAACGACATCCAGACCTATCTGGAGCGTACTGATCAACAGACATTGGACAAAATTCCGCAGTTCATTATGTTGGCGGAGCAGATCATTGCGTCTGAGATCAAATTCCTCGGCAACCTCTCTGTGGTCACAAGCAACATGGTCACCTCAGAAAACATCATCCCCAAGCCTGCGCGGTGGCGCAAGACGGTATCCATGAACGTGACCGTGGCAGGCGTTCGTCAGCCCGTGCTGCTGCGCACCTACGAATACATCCGCGAATACTGGCCAAATCCAACGTCAACAGACGTGCCCTTGTTCTTTTGCGACTACGACTACGAGCACTGGCTGGTTGGTCCAACGCCAGCGGCTGGATATGCTTACGAGGTTTTGTATTACCAACGGGTCCAGCCTTTGGATACATCAAACCAATCAAACTGGTTCACACAGTATGCCCCGCAGGCGATGCTGTACGGCACTTTGCTGCAAGCCATGCCGTTCCTCAAGAACGACGAGCGCATGCCCATGTGGCAAAGTAATTACGACAAAATCATTGAAGTCCTGAAGGTAGAGAACGTCACACGCGGTGCTGATCGTCAGGCGATTGCGAGGGATTCATGAGCTTCACCAGTCCATTCACAGGTCAGGTAATTCAACCAACCGACGTCTCGTACCGCAGCATCACGCTTGCCGCCGACTCAACGCTTTCTTGGCCAATCAATGGCAGCGTTACCGACAACGCAGCCGCACGAGTTATGGACGTCACGTCGCTCTCGAGCGGCTTGGTGCTTACTGGAGTGACCGTCACGGGCACAAACGGTCAATGCTCTTGCACCACGACCCCAAGCTTGTTTGTTGGCCAAGCAATCGTTGTCACTGGAGTTTCCACGGGAACTTCAGGTGGCATCACTACGGGCAATACCTACTACATCATTGCCACCAACGGGTCTACGACGTTCACGCTGTCGGCCACCTTGGGTGGGGCTGCGGTGGCCACCACGGCTGGCACAACCACTGGCCTGACCTTTACGTTGGATGCCTTTACTTTGGACATGCCGCCTGCAAATCAGGCGTCTGTCGGTATTGATGCCTTGTTTCGCAACGTCGGCTCCTACACTTTTACCGTCAGAACTTACACTGGCGGCACGATCGTTACGATTGCCCCCGGCGAGGCCAAGTACATTTACCTCACCAGCAACGCCAACACGGCGGGCACATGGGGCCTCATAGCCTTTGGCGTAGGCACATCAAACGTCGATGCGGCCACCCTTGCTGGGTTCGGCCTCAAGGCTATTTCAAACACTTTAAATGCGGCCAACAACGTCGTTACGTTTGCCTCGAATTACACCGCACTAAACACCGACCGCGCATCAACTCATGTTTGGACTGGTGGTTCAGGTACGTTGACCCTGACCTCGGCTGTCACGTTGGGCAACGATTGGTACATGATGGTCCGCAACGGCGGATCTGGAACTTTGACCATTTCCCCATCTGGTGGCATTCAGATCAACGGCGCATCCACAATTTCCTTGCAGCCCGCTGACTCTTGCGTTATCTGCTGCTCTGGCACTGCATTCTTCACTGTGGGTTTAGGTCGCAGCACTGAGTTTAATTTTACGCAGCTCACCAAGGCTGTGGTGACTGGCAGCTACACCCTGACCGCCTCAGAGGCTGCCAACACGATTCAGAAGTACACAGGCACGCTGACAGGCAACGTCACCGTGGTGCTGCCTCAAACAATTCAGGTGTACTACATCACCAATCAGACCAACGGTGGTGGACCCGGCTACCAAATCACTTTCACCACAGGCGCAGGTGGTGCTACGGCCACAGTTCCCGCTGGTCAACAGGTGATCTTGCTGTGTGACTCGGTCAACTTGCTCAACGCATCAACGATCGCCGCTGGTGCGGTGAACGTGTCCTTGGTGGACGGCACGGTGGGCGCTCCCTCGCTGAACTTTGCGACGGAAACGTCAACGGGTATTTACCGCCCCGGCTCTGGTGAATTCGGTATCGCAATCTTGGGTGTCAAGCTGTTTGGCTTGACCTCGACAGGGCTGAACATTCCGGGCACTGGTAACTTTACTGGGGGTGTTCAGGGCGGGACCTTCTAATGACAGCCAAGGTATTCGCTCTTGACACGCAGCCCGGCATCCAGCGGGATGGCACGGTATTCGACAAAATGTTCTACAACGACGGCGAGTGGGTCCGCTTCCAACGCGGTCGCCCTCGTAAGGTCGGAGGCTTTCGCGTCATTTCAAATCAACTTACAGGCCCATCACGCGGCATCTGGGTCAACCCTCAGAATGCCTTTACATCCATTTTCAGTGGCTACAACAACGGCCTTCAGGTCCTGACTATTGACAACAACGGCGTGGGCGCTGGCGTGGGTGACTTCACGTTGAGTAACTTCACGGCCTCAAACCTAAACCTGTGGCAGTTTGATGGCTTCTACGACGTGGGCGGAACGGGCGTGCAGTCCTTGGTGGCGCATCCGGGGCAAAACCTCGTCTCAATCGGCAATGACAACAACACCCCTGTGCTGATTGGCGACATCACCGCCTTGACCATGAGCCAAATTGGTGTCTTCACTGCCAGTGGCACGACAACAAATTTAAGTGCCACGGTGACTTTGGCGGCGTCAAACCCTTTAATTGGCGCTGGCCAAACTGTGACTGGCACGGGCATACCTGCCAACACTACGGTGGTGTCAATCTCCACGACTACGTTGGTGCTGTCAAACACAGCCACGGCCTCTGGCACTGTGACGCTTACTTTTAACAACAACATTGCGGTTTCGGGTGGCGTTGTGTCGCTGCACCCCTATTTGTTTGTGTATGGCAACAACGGCCTAATCCAAAACTGCTCGGCTGGCAACACCGACGATTGGGTCTCTGCGGACGCCAACGCGGTCAATGTGGCCTCTGGAAAGATTGTCCAAGGGTTACCCGTCAGGGGCGGCTCAAACGCGCCTTCTGGCCTATTTTGGAGCCTTGATAGCCTGATCCGCGTGTCGTTTATTGGCGGCACTGGAACCCCTCCTCAATATTGGCGCTATGACATCATCAGCAGCCAATCCTCAATTCTGTCTTCGCAGTCGGCCATTGAGTACGACGGCGTCTATTATTGGTGCGGCGTGGACCGCTTCCTGCTGTACAACGGTGTGGTTAAAGAGATCCCCAACACCATGAACCAGAACTATTTCTTTGACAACCTGAACTATGACCAACGTCAAAAGGTTTGGGTGACAAAGGTTCCTCGTTTTGGTGAGATTTGGTGGTTCTATCCCCGTGGTGACGCAACTGAATGCACCGACGCAATCATCTACAACGTGCGTGAGAACACTTGGTATGACGCTGGTGAAGCCCGTGGTGCTCAACGCTCCGCTGGGTACTTTTCGCAGGTTTTTGCCTACCCCGTGGCCGCAGATTGGCACACCAGCGAGGCTGAGACCGTATTCACCGACACATTCAACGAGGTGTCTGGCAGCGCCTTCTTGTACAGCGACACCTATAACACTCAAGTTGCGCTGCGTCAAGTCATTTCTGGCTCCAATATCCCAACGGGCACGACCGTAGTGGCCATCACCTCCAGCAACATCAAGACGCTGGGGGCGATTACAGGCGGCTCTGGCTACGTTAACGGCTCATACCCTAACGTAACCCTCACAGGAGGCGCAGGATCGGGCGCTAAGGCCACAATCGGCGTTTCTGCTACTGCGGTGACCACCGTGACCATAACGGCCCGTGGAGCAGGTTATTTGGTGGGCGACGTACTGAGCGCCACGGCTGCCAGTTTGGGCGGCACTGGGGCTGGGTTTTCAATTCCCGTGACGGCAATTTACCTTCAAGGCATTCAAATGTCGGCGGCGGCCACGGGAACGGGCGCGGTTTCCCTGACTTTCTCGATCCCTGCAAACCTCATTGAGGTGTACCAACACGAGATTGGCACGGACGACATCAATGGCCAAAACGTGCGGGCGATTCTCAGCTCCTTTGAGACCAACGACCTAAGTTGGCTCGGTGGGGGTCCTTCGGTTCCAGCCGCAGAGGGCAACAATCGATGGATTCGGGTCGAGCGTATTGAGCCTGACTTCATTCAATCTGGCGATATGTCAGTGGTTGTAACTGGCAGACCGTTTGCTCAGGGCGAGGATAAAGAATCCGACCCCTATGTTTTTGGCCCCAACACTGGCAAAATTGACATGCGCGAGCAGCGTCGTGAATTGCGACTGAGGTTCACCTCTGACGTGGCTGGTGGAAATTACCAGCTAGGCAAATTGCTTCTCAACGCCGAGATCGGTGATGTGAGGCCATATGGCCCTTAATCCCGCACAGATATACGACCCTCGGTATCACACGTTTGAGTCGTGGGCGTGCCTCATGTGCGAGCTTTATGGTGCTCAGAACCTTCAGATTCCCAATGCCCAAACGGATTGGAAGCAGTGGGGTAATGGACTGAATGCAATCGACGTGTTTGCAAACGAGGCCACGCCCCGCACGGATCAATACAACAATTGGTACGACTGGGCCGAGGCTATGGTAGCGGCAGTTAACCCAGCAGTGCAAACGACATGAAATATTGGTGCGACAACTCTCCAGTTTGGAGCCATTACGGCAACGCCTCTAGCGTACTTTTTCCAGCGTGGGAGCGAGCGTTTGCTGCTGTGGTTAAGCACTACCTTCCAGTTGTTCAGGACCAAGACCTAAAGGCTCGTATGGTCCAATTTGTGAACGAAGAGCTGGCCCACGCTTCGGCCCACGAGGCTTTTAATAAGCGCCAAGGGCTTGAGGAGCTGGAAGCGGCAGAATTCAAACGTGCCCGCCTTGTGTTGCGCAAGCCTAGCTTGCCATACTGGTTGGGAACTATGGTGTCCATCGAACACTTGGCTGCCTGCATGTCTCGATCGGTGATTGGTCGTTGGGGCGGTCGTCAAGGGCGCGACTACAAATTGTTTTTGTGGCACGCCAAGGAAGAGCTGGGGCACAAAGCCTTGGCCATCGACTTGTGGCGTTATCTTGGGCATTCTGATGCAGAGTTGCGCAAAATTGCGCGGACCAATCAAGCCTATGTTATGGGTGGCATGATTAAGCACACCCTCAAAGAAACAACTAAAGATGGCCAGCTCCGCAACTGGCGCACATGGCGAGATTTAGTGTCGTGGTCGTTTTTTGTGACCACCAAAGTTCTGATTCCAATGTTGACAATTTATTTGCCAAACTTTCATCCAAACAAGAAAGACGACACCAAGTACATGGAGGTGGCCGTATGAACGCAGCGGGCATTCATCCAGTCAGCTCAAAAGAGCACATGCTAGAGCCAACCGATATTTTTGCGGTAGCTGCGTACGAAGACAAAGCGGGCATTGAAATGTGTGCGGCTTCTGCAAAAAAACATCAGGTCTCACCAGAGCGCTTGCTGTACTCAATCATGATTGAAGAGTACAGCGACCCTCGCCTAATCAGAATTCGTGAAGGCAACACGTTGTTCACAATTGCGGCGATGCCTCACCGTGTTGGCTTTGTTCGAGGTTACAACGGTGACACCGCAGAAAATTACATCGAAAATATGATTGTATGTAATCAAGCCGCCAGAAGGTTAGGGTTTGATGTTTTGGTCTCACACACTTCACCTGATGCAGTTCGCGCTTTAAAAATTGCCCTCAAAAGACATCAAGTCAAAGGCATCAAATCGCACTTTGATTCAGCCGCAAAAATATTTTCTATCACCACTGGTGAACCAAGGGGTGAATGATGGGAGCAGTAACGGGAGCACTTAACACACTTGGTGGCGCAATCTCTGGCGCTATTTCTGGCGTTGCAGATCTTGCAACAAGCGTTGTAAAGGGTGTTGGTGATGCAATTGTTGGCACTGTCAAAACAATTGGCAACACAGTTCAAGCAATCATAAAAGACCCACTGCCCACGCTTTTACAGGTGGCTGGGGCTTCCGTTGGTATACCGCCTTACGTTACGGCTGCCGTGATCACGGCGGCAAGGGGTGGAGACCTTGAAGATATTGCAAAAACTGCCGCAATTTCTTACATTGCTTCTGAGGCTGTGGCTAGTACAAATATTGGTAAAGAGATTGGCAGCGTAACTAAAACTGCTGGCCAAGACTTCACCAACTACATGATGGAGAATTTCAGCCTTCCGCCAGACTCTGCTGTGGCAATTGCAAAAGCGGCAACGGCAAGTTTGAACTCTTCAATTATTGGTGGCGTGAGTGCCGCAATTACAGGTAAGTCGGTTACTGACGGCATTGCTTCAGGTTTTACGTCTGGTCTTATTTATTCATCAACAAACAGTTATTTTGACACTCTAAACAAAGACCCTAATTGGGGTTTTAGCCAAAGAGCACTGGACTTGATGAAAGGTTCCACAAGCACCGTTCTGAACACCATTGTTTCAGGTAAAGGTGACCCAGCACAAGCCGTCGGAAACTATATTGCTTTTGCCACCATAAACATGGCTAAAAGTAATTTATCTGATAGGGTCAAAGAGGCTTATGTAAACCTCACAACCGACACTGACGCCGCCAAAAAAGCCCAAGAAAAATATGCTTTAGCTAAAGCAGACGTTGATGCAAAAATCGCTGAAGGCGAAAAGATTCGCAACGAAATTAACACAGCCGCAGATTCTCTCAACACAAGAATTAGAGACGAGTTTACCCCAGTAAAGACAAAGCTGGATGAACAATTGACTGCGTATGAATCTGGCGTTACTTGGTACAACACTGAAAAGCAGCGCTACGACGAAAACAAATATGCTTACGAAAACTACCCAACCAAGATGGCACAGGATGGCTATCAAGTTTACGACGAGGATGCGGGTACTTACTACAGAACGGTTCCAGTCATGGACCGTGAGGGTCAAGTTACATACCATCTAGAATTTGCGCCTACAAAACAGTCATTTTTTGATGGGGCAAACAGGGCTGCTGAAGCCACAAATACTGCTATTAGCTATACAAATACGGCTGGTGCTGCTGCACAGAAAATTTACGATGACAACAAAGCAATGTTTGATTCTGTTGCGGCTGAATCAAAGGCTATTGAAGAAAAAACAGTCAAGCTAAACGCAATTAAAAGTGAATTTGAAAAACCCGACGGCACTAACTTGGCTCAAAAACTAAAAGATGCCGCAGATGAATATCAGAAAAAGTATGACGCTTGGTCCAAGACCAAGGCGGCCTCTGATGCTACCGCCGAGAACTATACCAAAGCTTTGGCTGCAACGGCTACACGCGACGCAACCATCGACGCTTTGAACACTGGTGCAGTCACAGTAACTGGAAAAGATGCCAATGGAAATTGGCTGCTGTCCAACAACATGACGCTGACGACTGAGGGCAAGTTCATTCAGGACGGTCAGCAGTTGTTTACAAACTCTGCTGGAATCCCTCAGAAGGCCATGGACTTCAAGGCCAACGACGGCTCCAATGTTGACTTTAATGAAAATGCTGGACGCTTGCTGTCGGAAACTGACGCTGCAAATATTTGTAGACGTGACTTTGGTTTTGTTCCTACCGACGCCGAAGTCGCCAAGCTTGCTGGCACGGAATACACCACAAGCCCCACCGCCAGCATCAATGCTTTGGCTGACGAAAAAGCTCGAACCACTTATTCTGCAATAACTGGTAATGAAGCAACTAACGAGCAAATTCTGACCGCAATAAAGTCGGGCAACGTGATGGGCACTGCTGCTGACTTGGCCATCAACGGTTTGGATCTGCCGCCAAACTATGTGTCACCCAACGCTCCTGTTGATCAGAAAATTTCTTTTGGTCAAGCTTATTCAGCAGCTCGTAAAGCTTATGGACCAAATGCAACTTTTGAGTGGACTGACAAAAATGGCGTGACCAAATCTTTTGTAACAGAAAATCGTGAAGAGCAACTTGTTCGTTATGACAAACTGTCAACAGACGCTGGTAAGTACGACAACAAAGTTGCCACTTACACAAAGTACAAGTTACTGGATAACTTAAGCAGCCCAGACTTTAACCCTGCGGATTTGACCAAGAGTGAAATGACAAAGTTTGTGGACGCTTATACAAAGGCAGAGCCTTTGCAAAGAGCCGCAATGCTTAAGGGTGTTGACGCATCAACTTACAAGGTCATTGATACGCTCTTGAGTGAAACAGCGCGTTACAACCCAAGCGGTGAAGTCGTTACAAAATTTACAGGTAAACCAAGCGGAACCATTTCTGCCTATAACCCAACTGGTGTTGAGAAAATTCTTGATTCAATAAAAACTGGCAAGAACGTGTTCGATTCTGGGTTGGACATTGCAACCGCCGACGTGGCAGGTGTGGTTACTCGAGGCGCTCAATTACTTCGTGATTCATTGGATCTTGATAACACTACTGCTGACAAAATCCAACAAATGTGGAGTGACTCTAAAGATAAGTCGCTGAGAAGCCTTGCTAGTGACGATCAACGCGTTATTGCTGGCGGCATTGCGTCTGGACTTGAGTCAGTTGCTTCATTTGCAGCCGCTGGGCCTATCGGTGCTTTGATGACCCTTGGCGCTATTGCTGCCAACAACTCATACCAAGAAGGGTCAACTACTTGGATTGACAACAGCGGAAAAACTTACGCAACGAAGGATGAAGCTATTCGCGCCGCTGGCCAAAGCAGTATTCGTCAATTGACGCCAGAAGAAAATATGAAGCGCACGGCTGTCATGACGGCGCTAGAGATTGCTGGCGAGGCGGCTGGTATACCCGGCATGAAGTTGCTCATGAAGGGCATTCCGTTAAGTGGAAGTACGGCTCAAATTGTCAACGGTGTCAAAAAC